GGGAGGGACGTACAGTTCCATGACGACAGCATGATAAAATAGTTTTTTAGAAAACCGGGCTTTCCCGAAGGTAGGCCAACCGGAGGGGGACGCAAGAAATAAACAAGGCGGGCAGTGAAGGTGCCTTCACCATCTTCATGCCCGCCTTTTTGTTTGCCCGGAACAAATACCAGCAATGTTCAAGGCCCGCCGCCGGGGCCAATGAGGCAATAGGCCACGGGCGAGAAAGGATTTGACCATGGGTAACGAAGAAGACACGGGCGCAAACAGCCAGGCCGCCGCTGGCAGCGACAAGGTCGTTCCTCTCGCAGTCGTAGAGACCATCCGGGAGGAGCTTAAGAGTTGGAAGGATATAGCCAGAGAGCAGCAGCAGACCATTCAGAGTCTCCAGGCCCCGACAGGGAAAACGGCGGACGGGGGAACTCCGACGAAGGAGGAAGACCCGGTAGAAAAGGCTTTCGCCGGCATGGAGAACGATGACGTTGTCACGGTCGAGAGCGTGAAAAAGATCGTCAGCGCCCTGACGCAGAGCGCACCGAAGGCGAAAACAGGCCCCGACCCGGCAGTCGCGGAGCTGGCTGTTGCCATGGAGTATCCGGAGTACAGGCAGGTTGTCAAAGACTACTTGCCGGAACTTTTAAAACAGAAGCCCCACTTGGCTTCGGCGATCCGAAACTCTGAAAATCCATATCTGACGGCCCTGGACCTCGCAAAGACCAGTCCAAAGTATCTCAAGGACCAGGCGGCGGCAAACGGGAAAAAGACTGACGATGAATCCATCCTCAACGAGGAAAAAGGGTCTGGCGCAGACAAGGAGACCGATGCCGCGAAAAAAGCCATGGAGAACCTGGAGAAACCCGGAACCGGCCACGAATTCGGCGGAGCGGGCGGAGGTCTCGGCAAGGCCCATCTGTACGAGAGCATGTCCGATGAGGATTTCGAGAAGCGCGTAGCGGAGGTCAAGCGGGGGAAAAAATAGCAGGAGATAACCCATGAACATAACAACGACTACGCAAGTAGATCCGGGCGTAGCGGTTTATTACGACCGAATCTTGCTGAAACGCGCCCTTCCCGCGCTGGTGCATGACCGCTTCGCTCAGAAGCGGCCCATCCCGGCAAAGGGAGGCACGACCATCAAATTCAGGCGTTACAACTCGCTGACCGCGGCGACAACGCCGATAGCGGACGGGGTCACCCCTCCCGGACAGCAGATGTCCAAGACGGATTTGCAGGCAACGGTGAGTCAATACGGCTCGTTCATTTTTGAAAAGGCTGCTTAGGCCTTCGATATGGATGAAGTAAAATCTCTCGAATTCATGGGACGACCGCAAATGGTCAATCATGAGCCAAGCCGGAATGGAAGGTGCAACGACTATGTTTGAGAGTAGATTGGATTTTAAAGGCGCAGTTATAGGCATGGTCCTCGGTGATGGATATATAGTGAGGATGAGTAAAGAAATGAAGAATACTTATCTGAACATACGTCACGGAGAAAAGCAGCGCGATTATGCGGTTTATAAGGCGAATCTGCTTGAGTGGCTGACAGGTGTAAAAATTGCCGATAGAGAACAGCCCTATGCACATAAAGATGGGATGCAAAAGATTGTAGATGTTCGGACCCAATCGCACCCGCTTTACACGAAACTGCGCGAACGCTTCTATTACGAAAACAGGAAGACCGTGACGGAGCATTTGATGAAGTGCCTCACTCCGTGCGGTCTGGCGCTCTGGTATCAGGATGATGGATGTTTCGCGTATCACGGAGGATACCAGGAAGTTTATCTCAATACACAGAACTTCAACGAAGTCGAAAACGAATTAATGGCGCGATACCTTCAAAAAAGATTCGCCCTGCAATTCAGAGTAAATCGCTGCCAGCCTTCTTATTTCTGCCTGAGATTGCGAAGAAAAGACAGGGCTGCCTTCATCGATTTGATCAAGGATTATGTTGCTCCTTCTATGCTCTACAAGACGACGATCATGGATAATCGGGAATCTTTACCAGGAAGAAGACAACATGACAAAGTTGAAGTGACTTGTGCTATTTGCGGAACCACCTATGGGCGCCATTACAAAGAAGGCAATAAGCATCTGTTCTGTAATGCCTGTTGGATCAATAGAAGAACGGAATGCAAAGAATTCTCAAACAATAGAGGGAGAGGTCAGCAGAGCATGCTGATCAAGATATAGTCTGCTCTGCATGGGGACATGCAGGTACGTCGGAAACGACGATACATAACACAAAGCATATCACGGACGTTGTCGATCTGACCGTGGAGGACGCGGTCCTCACCGAGGCCGCGGAGCTCCTGGCGGAGCAGGTCGGCCTTACCCTCGATACCATCACGCGGAATGTCCTGGCGGCAACGGCATCGGCAACGAATGCCTCCGGTGGAATCAACGGGGACACGCCGACTGAGGTAACGCAGCTCGACATCGACGCTGTCGTTGACATCCTTCTTGGGGGAAACGCCAAGTTCATCACCAACATGATCAAGGCGTCTACTGGAGTCGGAACCGTACCGGTGAGGAAGGCTTTCTGGAGCATTTTCCATACGGACATCCGCAAGGACCTGGAAAACTGCACGGACTTCGTTGCCGTCAACAAGTATCCCTCCCAGGGAGACGTTCAGGACGACGAATGGGGGGCAACGGGAAATGTCAGGTGGCTCATGAGCACGAACGCCTACAAGACTTCCCTTGACTCCACCCTTTCGCACAACAGGTACTTCCTGCCGATCATCGCCAAGGACGCGTATGGAACCGTGGATATCACGGGCGGGAATCTTCGGAACATCGTCAAGGAATTCGGAAGCGGCGGAACCACCGACCCCCTGAACCAGAGGGCAACTTCCGGCTGGAAGCTCTGGTGGGTCGCTCGGATTCTGAACGATGCCTTCATTCACATTCTGAAAGTCACAGCGGGCTAAGGGGGTGATCACATGCAGGCAAAAACATTCAAATTCAAGGCGGACGGCGGAGACATTACCCTTATCCTCGGATTCGTTCCCGACTATCTCAGGCTGGTCAACGTGACTGCGGCAGATGCCGGGGACAAGATGATCCTGGAGTGGTTCGGCGCACTCATGGGCGACGGCGTCGAGGTTGAGCACAAGGTTATAGCCGATAACGGAACGACCGGCGATCTCAACATCAACTACGCGTCGTCCGGGGGTTATGTTGCAACCGCGGACAAGGACGATGTCTCTATCAGCACCTCGGAAGAGGTCTATGATGTCGCCACCGTGAAGGCGGTTGGCGGAGACGGCGTCAAGATCACGGCCTCGGGCTTCATGGCGGACAACGATATCATCTACGGTCTCGCCATATGCTCCGATGCTTCGAAGGATATCGGAGACATAGCCGATCTTGGATCGGTCATCGTCGTTAATTAAACGGATGCCGGGCGGGAGTCTTGGGTCTAAACCGGCTTCAGGCTTCCGCCCGCAAAAACAAGGAGAATTAGAAATGGCAATGTCGGCAAAAGAACAGGAAGCGGAAAGGAAGAGAAAGCTTGCCTTCCAGGAAAAGAAGAAGGCCATCCGGGAGGCGATTCTCAACGAAGAGAAGATCACGGTTCAGTTCAACAACAACGAATTTCCGGGGCAGTCGCTCACATTTAATTACGAGGGGATCAATTACTTCCTGGAATCGGGGAAGCGCTATGACCTTCCCGTCAGTGTTGTTGATCACCTCAACAGCATCATGATCCCCGACCCTCATTACGAGCAAGACCCGGTCACGGGCCAGATGCAACTCGTGGCCGACTCCACGCGCTCGCGTTTCACGGTTCATCCGGTGACGCCGATGCGGTTGAGGCAGGAGCGGGCAGCGGCAGCGGCAGGCGGTACGACCGGGGCATAAAAAAGAAGAGGATCAGACCGTGAGTATCTGGACATTGGCAGAACTGACCGCCAAGGTGCGATCCCTGACGGGCCGAAAGACGGAGGGGCAGCTTTCGTCGGCGGACATAGTCAAGTACATCAACAACTATTATCAGGGTATCTTCCCGGAGCTTTTGAGCCTGGAGAAGAAAAAGGGCTTCTGGGAATTCGAGACATCGGGGAGCGATGAGGGTCCGTATCCCTATGATGCCTCGATCATTGTCGCCAAGCCTCCGGTCTATTGCATCGGAGGTGGACAAAACCGGATGCGGATTTTTACGGAACCGGAACATTTCTACCACGCATGGCCGCGTTCCCAGGCTTACCAGAGATCCCGTCCGAGGGATTGCCTGATCTGGCGCCGGGAACTCCTCATTGCCCCTCCTCCGGACGGAGTCTATGTCATTTCCGTCAATGCTGAATTTTCGATTGTCACGCCATTGACGGAGCCAGCTGATGTTCCGGAGCAGGACAATTGGGGCCCGGCAATCGCCTACGGCGCGGCAATCGAGATATCCCTCGATAAGGGGGATGATGCGAAGGCTGCGGATTTAAGCGGACCATACAAATATTATCTCAATCTTTGCACCCGCCGCGAGGTCCGAAACTTGATGTTCAAGCGGGCGCTGCCGCGATTCTGAAGGGGGAAAATCATGCCATTCGATAAAACACAACCAGCTCCAAACATAAGCCTTCGGCTCAGCAATCCATTGATTCTCGCGAACTGGGCAGCACTGGAGGATGCTCTTTCTCGGGAACATGACTTTCCGGGGACGATGGGAAGCACCGCAGGCCAGCACAAATACGTGACGCTCGCCGACCAGGGGGGCGATCCGGAGACACCCGCGGCGGGGAAATCCGTTTTCTATCCGAAATCAGGGCTGCCGTATATCAAGAACTCCGCTGGCACAGTACTGCGAGTGATGATCGGCGAGGGGGGCGGCGCAACCAAGTGCTATTTCCTCCAGGATACGGCTCCGATCGGCTGGACGATCGAGACCGGCTGTGACGATGCGCTCCTGGCCGTCAAGGGCGGTTCTGATGCCTATAACGTGGCGGGCGGTTCCAAGCTGAAAGGCACCTGGACGCAGGACAATCACGTTCACACCGGGCCGAGCCACACGCACACCGGGCCGAGCCACACGCACACTACCGGCGATGTCACCCTGACTGCGGCGCAGAGCGGGTTGCCAGACCACTACCATAATACGACAATAGGAGGAAATCGAACCGCGGAAGGCAATGGACAGTACTTCCCTTACAATAATGTCTCTACGACAACAGGCGGCGTTTATGGCGGTGCTCAGAACGCCTCTCAGCCCCACAACCACGGGGCAACGGGATCCTCGGGGACGGGCAATACCGGGGCAAGCGGAACCGGAAACACCGGGGGAGCAGCGACGGCGGCCACATACAGGCCCCTTGCCAACGTCGGGATCATAGCATCCCTGAACTGAGAGGAATCAGCATGGAAAACACCTGTCATTTTCCGCATTGCGAGTTCGCGAGGTTTCACAAGTTCAAAAAGGCGGAGCAATGCTGCAATTTTAAAGAGACATTTTTTACTTCCAATGCGCCCGGTGCAGACCAGACGCCCAAAGTATACAGAGACTGCGCTCCCGTACGGACGCTTTTAATGATTCAGGACCTTTATAACCGGGAGATCGGCGTCCAGAAGGCTCTTGAGCAGCAACGAAATGCGACCGTGGTAGTCGTTCGAAAATTCAACGAGATGGTCGATAGGGCAAACGAACGGCTCAGAGAGCTTCCGAATGGCATGGGTGCTCAAAGCATTTCACGCATCGAGCTTCCAGAAGCGGGTGGCGGCGAGGGATAAAAATGATGGCGGAGGCATACAAACCGTTCCTCGTGGCGAATTTCAAAACCGGCTGGTCTTACGAAACGGAGCCTTGGCTCCTGCCCAAGGACGCCTTCAAGCGGCTCTACAACGCCTATCTGTACCGGGGGATCATATCGAAGCGCCAGGGCTACAGTAAGTTCGTCCGCCAAGCGCATCTTGCGAGCGGCGAGGCTTACGGCACCGGAGACGGCGCCGATGCGACCTATGAGCATACGGCCGCGAATGTCCCTCTGAGGCCGGGAGGAACCGTTATAACGGGTCCAGGAGAGAATCCTGAGACATTCACGGACAACGGCGATGGCACCCTGACGGGAGACCAAGGCGGAACGGGGACGGTCAACTACGACACCGGGGAAATCTCCGTCACGTTCAACGCGGCCCCCACCGGGGACATTGTCTGCGATTACTATTGGTTCCCAGACCTGCCGATAGTCGGAATTTATAACTATTACGACGCAGCCGGGACAATCGATGCCATCATTTTCGACACGAAGCGGGTCACGAAGTACGATCCCATTAACCAAATCGTGATTGATCTCACCGGGGGGGCGGACATCTTCACCGGAACGGATGTGAATTTGGTCTGGTTGGAAAACTGGAACGACGTATCGTATTTCACGAATTTCAAGGACCGCCCGATGACCTATGACGGAGAGACGGTCGCGCCCCTGCTGATCGACACCAATGGAGACGGGATCAACGATGTCGATCAGGCCCTCCTTGTCTTCGCTTTCAAGTCCCGCTTGGTCATCCTGAGGACATATGAGGACGGGAATCATTTCCCGCAACGGGCCAGGTGGGCGAAACCGGGGACGACCGATTTCTCCGACGATGAATACGTTGACGCCCCGACGGTCGATTGGATCATCGGAGGGGAATTTCTCAACGACAAGCTGATCATTTACTTCGAACGGAGTGTGTGGGAACTGCGTTACACGGGAGACTTTGATCTACCCTTTGACTGGATCAAGCTTGCGGACACGGAAGGGTCGTATGCGACCTTCTCCATCACCGTATTCGCGAACGAGCAGATTGCTCTCGGGCCTACGAGTCCGATCGTGTGCGACGGCCTTGATGTCGCTCCAATAGACAAACTGATTCCGGACATCGTGACGACATTTTCGCCCACGGAGATCGCGCGCGCGTACGCAACGACGATCGACGATCTCCGACAGCTCTGGATCTCATATGTTCCCGCTGGCGGGTCGATCTGCGCCGAGGCATTGGTCCTGAACTACCTGGACCGGAGTTGGTCGACCTACGGGCTTCCATTCCAATGCTACGGGCCGTTCTCGAACCAGAGCGATCCAACCTGGAACGATATCGAATTATCCTGGGAGGAAATAGAATGGGCATGGAACGAAAAGACGCTCCAGGCTGGCTATCCTACCATCCTGGGAGGGGGACACAACGGATGGGTCTACAGGTGCAATTACGGGAGTTCCGACGACGGAGAGAGTATCCCGCTGGAAATCGAGAGCGGGAAGTGGAATCCCTTCACTGAAGAGGGGCTGACGGCTCGGCTCGGATGGATAGATTTTCTGGTATCCGTGGACTCTAATATCGAAGCCACGGTGGATATCTTCGTAGATGGAGACTCCATTCCGGCAATTACCCAGACCCTGGAATGCTCGGGGACGGGGGACAAGGCCTGGAAGCGGCTTTACTTTGACGGAATCATCGCGAACTTTTTTCTTATGAAGATATCGCATGATAAGGCGAACCAAAACTTGCAGATTCATGCCGTATGTCCGTGGTTTCGCCGAGGCGGGAGGATGATCTGATGATGAAAAACTTGCCGACAACTCAGCAATACCCGTTCGATGAGGAACAGATCAAGTCGAGGGACGCGCAGAAGCTTGCGGACTATCTCAAGCGGCTGATCAAGCAGGAAAAGGCGATCTATGAGGATATCGCCCGGATCGTGAACGTGAACGCCAAAACTTACAACTCAAATCCTTTTGGCAACCTGGATGGTGGAAATCCCGATTCGGACTATGGCGGAATACCCGGCATTGACTGTGGAGGGGTTACGTAATGCCCATACAAATTCAATACAGGCGCGGCACGGCGGCACAATGGACGGCAGCGAATCCTGTTCTCGCCAGCGGAGAGCCTGGGTACGAAACGGACACCGGGAAATTCAAGGTCGGTGACGGCTCCTCCAACTGGGCCTCCCTGCCGTACAGTTCCGGTCTTCAGGGTCCCAAAGGCGATCAGGGTGATCAGGTCGAGCTTCAGGTGGCCGGAGACCCTCCATATATCCAGTGGAAACTGTCTGAAAGCGTATTCTGGACGAACCTCGTTGCGCTGGCCGATATCACTGGCCCGCAGGGCATTCAGGGCCCGGAGGGCCCGGAGGGACCACAGGGAGATGCGATTGAGCTCCAGATCGGGGGAGATCCCGAATATATTCAATGGCGCTATGTCGGGGCGGGAGGATGGACCAACCTGATTGCTGTTTCATCTCTGCAAGGGGATACCGGGCCCCAAGGTCTACGTGGAGCCACTTGGTTTACGGGAGACGGGGCACCAGCGGCTGGTATCGGTGAGGACGATGATTTGTACCTCGATGAATTGTCTCAGGATGTTTACAAAAAATCGTCCGGATCATGGTCAGTCATTTGCAATATCAAGGGAGCGACCGGCGGTGCGTTGCTTACATCGGAAAATACGTTCACCGCCTCCCAACAACTCAGGGGCCCCGCCCTTCTCTGGCGATTCCGGGACACCGGCCCCGGCGGCCAGGAGTGGGGGATCAGGTCTGCCGGCGGAAATCTGGAAATCTGCGAGAATACCGGAGCGGAAGAATCGCCGGCGTGGACGGTACGGAAAACATATCTGTCCGGCCTCGCCGATGGTGGTTTTGTGCATAATTTAAAGCCCATTGTAAATGCTGCCGCAAATAAATTGGATGTTTTCGCCAAAACAACGGGTGCCGCCCCCAATGCGGCCAATCCCATCGTGATCGCGATTCCCGACGGGAACGGCTACACATTCCGGTCTCGTGCGGGAGCCTACCTCTCCGGCACCTCTCAATTTATTCTGGCAGACGCAGTCAATTACTGGAGCAAGGGAAGCGTCGCCGGCGAGATCAAAACCGCCTGGCTCTATGCCATCTGGAGTGGAGCGTTTCGGTCGCGTTATCCTTCCGCGCACGACGCGGCGCATGTGAAGGCGACGACATCCCATGCGTCGGGCAACTATAGCACGTATTCAGCAACCGATCCGGCAAAGCCGCTGACCGGAGGGGCATTAGCAAACTCGTGGTACTCCGCAAATGGTTCCGTAACGAACCAGAGATTCCATATCGACTATGGGGAGTCCTTTGTCGCAAAGAGACTTTATGTCGAAAATAGTCACGATGCCGGGGGCTACACGGATTGCGGAGCAAAGACCTTTACCGTTTGGGGAAGCAATGAGGCGAGCGCTTTTGCCGATCTCACTTACGCCAATGATGCGAACTGGACTCAAATCACCGCGTCGGCAGCGTTGTTTGCTCAACACAAGGATGCTGATATTGTTGACGCGCAGTACGTTGATTTGACGAATACGACGGCATACCGCTACTACGCGATCAAGATCGCGGATAATTGGGGAAGCGCAAATTGCATCGGTTTCCGCCGTGTGGAGTTCATGGCCGCTGAGACTCCTGGCCTTGTGTGGGCGCTCGCGGGGTATTCCGGATTTACCAAAGTCAGCACGTCGAATGTTGCGACCGAAGACGACTTCTTCCTGCTTGAAGACGGCTCCACCTACACTAAGCAGGCTACAGATTACTGCGTGGCTGTGGCTAAAATCAGATACGAGTATGACACTGGCGACACGCCCGATCACACGATTCAGGCGAGCGGCGAGAATGCGCCGTTGATCCAATGGAACCCCAAAAGCGATTATGGATTTGTCAAAACTATGGCAGCCGACATCAAATCAGCAGCAAATATTCCGGAGCAATCTATCATATCGGCGATAGTCTCGCAGAGCGGACGATATAAAATAAGTGGTGGAATTAGTGCTTACTCGACGGGAGGATCCGAACTACGGACCGGGATAAAGATTCGTGTCGGGCCTATATATAGTGGGGCTGCGATTTTAGCAAATCGACTCTCTGGCCATCCGACTGCCGTGGATATGTATGGGTCCGTGCAAGCCGAAACTGAAATATATCTCGATGCGGGAAGTATGGTCCACCTCGGCGCATTTGTCACTGCCTCCAGCGGAACGCGGGCAATTCAAGGAGGCGTATCAGGCTCGAATCTGATTGTTCGCGTCATATGAAAAGGAGGAAGAAATGGATGCAACTATCCTGTGCCAACTCATAGCGCAGCGGATCGATCCCTCGAAATTCATATTGCTCGGGATCGATGTCGTGTTCCACGAGCAGGGCGATGACACGCCGGAGAACCGGGCCATCGTGGACGATGTGATCGCTAACTATGACGATCTGGCGGCAGCGTACATGCGGGAGCAACACATGGCATCTCTGCGTGTGGAACGCAATCGGCGGCTGGACGAGGCGGACATCAAATACTGCAACGCGGAACGGTGGTCCGCAATGACAGAGGCGCAACGGGCAGCCTGGGCCGCATACAAACAGTCCCTGCGCGATCTGCCGGCGACGACGGAGGACCCGGCAAATCCGGTGTGGCCGGAGATGCCGGGATAGGAACGGATATGCCTATTCTCTTCGTTAGCAATTCGGGTGAATCCCTCCCCATCGCCCTCCGCCTCAAGCAGGAAGGCGCGAAGGCCACCGTGTACCTGCATGATGCGAGATACCGGAGGAACTACAAGGGCATGGTGCCGACCATCGGAATCGGTTCCCTCAAGGATGCGCTGAAAAAGGCTGATCTCGTGGTCTTTGACATCTCCCGTAATAACGAGCACACGAAAAATGATCATGCGCTCCTCAAAATGTTCGGGCTTAAAAAATCTACTCCCTCAGTATTCGGGCCTGTAGCCGACAAGCTCAAGAAATCAGTCAAGGTGATCGGCCAATCAGCGCTTACCGAGGAGCTGGAGCTTGACCGGAAGAAGGGCGCGGATCAGGCGGGGAAAGTCGGCATTCAGAACCCCGAGACCCACGAGTTTTCGGGGTTCAAGGAGGGGATCGGTTTCCTTCAGGGAGAGAAGGATGCCCTCTTTGTCTTCAAGCCCTGTAACAACCAGGACCTCGACATGACCTACGTCGAGAAATTCCCGGGGGAACTCGTAGAGAAGATGACGCACGATTACCCGCGGCGGCTCGGGACTGAGAAGATTGATTTCATCCTGCAAAGGGTCGTTGAAGGTCTCGAAATATCTACCGAAGTATGGATAGACGGCAAGGGTGAATGCAAACATTTCAACCATACCGTCGAGGACAAACGCCTCATGAACGGCAATCTCGGTCCCGCCATAGGGAGCCAGAACAATACGGTATGGATGAAAAAAAGGATGGACGGCCTCCTCGTTAAGGAACTGAAGGAGATCGGCAAATACGCGAAGAAGGTGGGATATGTGGGATGTTGGGACGTGAACTGCATCGTATCAAAGGAAGACGGCAAGCCTTACTTTCTTGAACACAGCACGAGATGTGGATGGGATGCGCTCTATTGCCTCCTCACGCTCCTGAAAACCCCACTCACGGACTTCTTCCTGAACGACTTCAAGGGGGAATTTCATGATGGCTTTGCGGCATCGGCCCGAATCTCGATCCCGCCATACCCTTATTGCGAGCCAAAACTTCTCGATGCCTTCGCTAAAGATGTCTCTGTCAGTGGGAAATTGGAAAACTTCTGGATGGAAGACGTGTTGATGGATGACCGAATCCGGTGCGCCGGCGCGGACGGGATTCTCGGGGTGATGACGAACCGCGGGGATACTCCATTGGAGGCGTGGCAGAACGTCTATGACGACATCAAGGGATTAAGGGTTGGGGCATATCTTCAGTTCCGAACTGACGGACCGCGTCGGTGCGAAAAATTGATTTCTGCGTTTCAGAAAAAAGGAATTATCTATGAGTAAAAGAAAAGACAAGCGCCAAAGGCGGATGGAGAAGATCAAGGCTCAGATCGGGGCCGAAACAGAGCAGGCCGGCCCCGTACATAAAGGTGCACAGGGTTATGACGGCATGCACCATAAGGGCATCGTTACATCCGGAGCAGCAGAAACGCCTCCCCCTGAAAAGGATATTTCTACAGAAAATCCACTCGCGAAAGTACGCTCTTTAAAGTGGCTCATGGTCGCCGATTTCAATATCATCCCGCGGTACCTTGTGGAGCAGATCACGGACCGACAGTATACGATCGAGGATTTTTATTCGATCGGGAATGTCCTGCAAGCCGATCCCCTACAGCAGGTCTACGTCCTCCTGAATGATGATCGGCTGGTGAAAGGATTTCTCTGGTTTCACGTGATCCCGTTCACCCGGTCCATTTTCGTGAATGCCTTCTCGGTCGATCCGGAGTACCGGGACGGAGAGGGAGGGCCGCTCCGTTATGCCGTCGAGTTGCTCAAATCAATTTACGACAGGCTTAAACTCACCGGCTCCATCCGGTTCACGACCACCTTCCCGGAGTATTATGAAAAGCACGGAATGAGAAAATCGAAATTCGTCAGCATGGAGGTATAGAAAATGAGCGGAGTGATGGAATCAGTCGGAGGTGTCCTTTTCGGATCATCTCAGGACGCGAAGCAGACGGGAACGGCATCGACCCTGACACCGGGTCAATCAGACTATCTCAATCAGATCCTGAACCTCTTGTCAGGACAGTTAGGGCAGGGGGTCACTCCGTATTCCGGCCAGATCACGGCGGGAGAACAGCCGCTCCAGACGCTCTCCTTCGACATGATCAACAGGCTTTTGACCGGACAGACGGGGCTAAACGTCTCTCCGGAGTATCAGGCGGGATCGAGCACCCTGCAGAATATTCTCAACACGGGGCTAAAAACGGACATAACGACCGACCCCGCCTACCAAAAGGGATTGGGGAGCCTGGATTCGATCCTGGCGGATTTCGACCCGTCGAGCGCCACGGAGATGTGGAAATCCACATACGTCAATCCGGCACTCGACACCTGGAGAAAGGAAATCGCACCGGCGATCAACGAGAAGTACATTGCCCGGAATGCGCAGTATTCGAGCGCGATGCCGAAGGCCCTTGCCAAATCGGGCGAGGAACTGATGACGAATCTCTCCGGCCAACTCGCCAATATCCTTTATAGCGGGGAGGAAGCACAGAAGAACCGGCAGGCGACGGGGGCGAGCACCGCACTC